TCAACAAGCTGAAGAGAATTTGACGATAGCCTATTTCTAATAAAGCATCTTTGCTTCAGTGCAGTGAAACTAGTTGTACTTATAATATGTTCAGATGCACTAGGATCTGCTATAATTACTGGAAAATCTGTTGTGAAATCTTGCAGGTTGTTAAGTATTGGTGTAAATCTTTGCTGTATTTTTACTGACATAGTTGTGTTTAGAATGGCAGGAGAAATATCATCAACTGCGCCTAATATGACAGATCTTCTAAATACTGATTCGAATTTAGAAAGGTTATTAGCAAAGAAGTCATTGATAGTTGATTTAACATTTGCCTGAGTTGTTTCAACGGTATCACCTGTTAAGTCAGGATCAAAATTAAATTTAGTTGTCAATTCTATAAATGTATTAACTGGATCACTGAATTTAGTATCAATTGACATAATGGCCAAGCTTTCAGAAAGCTGCTCTTTAATAGAAGCTTTCACAGATTCTTGAGTTGCAGAATCCACACCAGTTTTAAATTTTAAAGCTACGTACACACAGCCATAAATTGCTGGTACGTTATCATTACCGCCCCAAGCAACCACGTCTTCAATAGAAGCAGAAAATCTTTGTAAAATAAGAGCTTTATAATCTTCTGAAGTAACCAGCCTTTGTTGAGTAGCAAAAGCCAAAGGTGCGTTTGCTTTGACTGAAGAGATAGATTCTTTTTCAGCGCCTGCAGCTGAATTAGTAGATGTAGTTACGTTTATAGTATAGTCAACTGAGTTGACAGTAATATCGTTGTCAGCAATAAACGTCGTTGCACCATTAGCCACACCCCCCTTTGTAGAAAGATATGATACTTCAATTTTATTTCCAGCGCTTGGAGCTTTACCTAGAACATTTCCATCACTAAATATAAGTTCATAAAAACCATTAGGAGCTTCTCTAATAAAGAACACAGTCGAGTCTGTATTAATACGTATCTGATTTTCAATGTCGGTGTATGCTGCAAAAGTTGAAGATGTAAATGTATCGAAAACATTAACTGATAGTGTGTTAGTGTCTACAGTTTTATCTGGAATAATATACACCTGTTCATCAGACGTTTCACCAACTATAAATGTTTTTGTTTTTAGCGTACCTTCTTTGATGGGAAGATTCTCATCTCCAGACGATGTCTTGAATACAAAGTTACCAAGTCCGTCGTTTGTAGCAATGTATGCTTCTAGAGTTTGAAAAGTATATGACACTCCATCTACACTTGCACTAAACGTGGTGTTTGAAGGTAGAGTGACAGTGTTAACTGTAGTGATTCCTGTAGCTAAAGAGGCTTTGATTGTAGCTGTTGATGCTGCTACAGATCGAGGATAGTAACCTAATCCTTCGGCATGAGATACAACAGAAGATCTTAATTGCGCTGATCCTAAGAAAGATTCGTTAACGCCAATATTTGCAATCAATCCATTTAAGTGAGTGTTGTATGCCAAAACATCAAGAATGTTTGATAAACCCGATGCTTCGAAATTATAATCAGCAAATTCAGATTTAGATTTAAAGTACGTTTTTAGATTTTCTTTGATTGTATCAAAATCTAAATCAGATGATTGTATAATTGTTCCCATCTTATCTCAACCTCGTTAGTGAAACTGCTAGATCTACTATTTCCAGTGTGTTAACTACTTGAAACTTTACCGTTACTTTTATAGAATTTTGATCGCTTTCTATTTCAGGCGTTACGCTTCTTACTATTGCTCTTGGCTCATGATTTGATATTGCTGTTCTTACTCTGTCTGCGATTTCTGTCTCATCAAATTCTTCGTCTAAAGAAAATAAGAACCGATTTAAATCACCGCCATAAAAAGGACGAAATGGTTTTTCACCAAAGTTAGTCAACAAAATGTTTTTAACAGCTTGCTTCACGGCTGCAGCATCTGTTTTTTTAAATAAATCGCCAGAAGGCTTTGGTTCAAATGTTAAATCCACATCAGTGTACGTAGCATTACGAGATGTCGTAATTGCTTTAGTATTTAGATTTCCATCTTCTGTCGAAAATACTCTTGCCATGCTTCTATTTATACCTTAATTTCAGTAATTCTAATTGCGCCGTATTTAGGAAATTGATCTGTCGGTGGATATGAAATAAAATATAGCACATGTGTCTGCCCGGTCGCTGGTGCACTGTGCAATCTTACCTGAAATCTAATTTCTATATTTCCTGTATGTGAATAATATGAGGATCGAGTTGCAGTATCGTCATAAGTGCTTTGAATATAGTCCACGCTGCCAGCATCATTTCCGCCATATCCACCGCCACCCCAGGTATCGTAGGGTCCTGATGCATTTAAGGAATTGCCCATAGTTGTAAAGGTATTACCGCCATCCTTTGAAATTTGAGCTCTTACACCAAATCCATTACCTGGAGAACCGCCCTCATCCGCAAAATAATAAGGGAAATGGTATTGGACCTCGACGTGACTTTGATTATGAATTTTTTCAAATTGCACAGACTTTCTTGCGCCAATACCCGTGCAATTGTAACCTGCCGCGTCAGCAGCGTTAATGGTTATAGTCTGAAATGCAGTACTTTGATCGGCGGCATTTAATTGTATGCCAGATGTTTGAGTTCCTGTCACCCACCTTGCAGATTTGATAGTTTCACCTGGTCTATAATATGTGGTACCATATGATAGTGTAGTAAAGTGTGCAGAATCGACACTCATTCCTCGCGCTGTAGTGTTACCATTTTTTAGAACACGATCAAGAGTCATATCACTATCAAGATCGCGAAAGTTCTCATCCATTTCAGCATATGTAAGTGCTAAACCTTTGGCCGATCTCTTAGTAATTGTCATGTTGTTTCTCCGTCATCGTTATAATACACTCCAATCAAACTTACAAACTTTCCATTTTCGGTCCCAGGATTATTCTTAATATAGTCAAAAGCTACGTATTCGAATATCTCAGTTTCCTGTTTTGTAGGAACCGAGGTAAATGTAAAACCTGTCGCATCTAGTTCTGCCATATTACCCTGCTATTACGTTACCAGATCCGCCGGCAGATGCGTTCGGGACCCAAGAGCCGTGGCCACCAGTGCCATCGCCAATCCTGTGCACACCACGTCCATTTACGATTACTTTACCTGATCCTCCAGTAGCTGGATCACCGCATCCAGTTGCATCGCCAATCCTAACTGCTCCTGCACCATTCACTATTACATTGTCAGATCCACTTGCATAAGATGTACTATGAAATGGATTCGGCGTAGGCGATGCATGGCCAATGTGGCTATCCGTGCCTCTTCTCGTAATACCAGGCATTATGTCCCCTCGCTCCCTACAGGTTTACAAACATATTCCACTGTATCCCAATCACCGTCAGCTGGTACACTCACATACACTGGTAACATTTCTCTACACTGTTCTTCTTTTTCAAACCATTGAACGTCTTGTTCTACGCATATGCTTCCTAAACAAACGGTCAATAGTATATGCCATATAGTTGCCATTAATTTAACAAAATCTTTCCTGTGGTTGTAGTTTTTTGATCGCCAGTAACCGAAGTTGTCTGTCCGCCCCCAAAAGTTTCAGTGACACTGCCTTTTACCGTTAGATTCAAATTACCATCAACTGTTATTTCCATATTTCCTGTAACGTGCAACTTATCGTTTCCAGTTGCAGTTCTAAATCCATTCTTATGATGTGTAACAACATCTCCGTTTGGATGCATTTCTATAAATGTACCTGACCTGTGATAGATATGAATTCTTTCGTAACTACCATTGCTGTCATGAGAATCATCAATCTCAATGACGTGACCTCTTGCAGTCTGATGAACTTGATTTAAAGGATAGATTGCATTATAAGGTTGATCTGGTTCTCCAGTTACTGTGTCTGGAGTTTTTGTAATTGTGTTTGTGCCACGCGCAAGTTGATTTGTGCTTCTACCACCCGGTGAGTTTTCTTCTAGTTTAGGAAGACTTCCGAGTACAAGAGGAAGTTGAGAATTAGTTCCGTCTAAAAATACTCCAAATACACGAGCACCAACTTGAATTCCAGTGTGTATACCTAGTCCTTTTGTTCCACCTTCAGTTATAGGTAATACAGTTTGAGCCCATGGCAATCCAGAATCGGGTATGTCATTTGTATTTTCGGTATGAATACCTACAATTCTAACTCTAACTCTACCAAGTTGCATAGGATCTTGTACGCTTACAATTCTTCCTATGAACCAGCGAGTTTCATCACCATAATAATCTTTATATCGTGTTGGAATCATTTCTTATAATTACCTAGCTTAATGCATGTTAAAGCTACATCATATCTTTCTTTTTTAAACATATGTCTAGAGGCAAAGATCAAATAGTCACCAGACTTTTTAACATCAATTGATTTTTCACCACCGTCTCTATCTGGCTTTGAAGCTTCAAATTCAACTCTTAGGTTGTTACCTACAGTTACGTGTTTATCTCCATCTAAAAAATCAATACCATCTGTTAACATGCTAAGTGGATTCTTTTTAATCATATTATCCATAGCACGCGAAATAATTTCTAACTTATATTCAGCTCTATCTGTTGTCTCTCTATAAGATAAAGGATACGCTCCAGTATCTACTTCTCTATATGCGCCAGATCCTCCTACTTGTGTAATTGTTTTAGAATCGAGTTCATTAAAAGATTTGCCTTTTATCTTATATTCATCAGAAAACGAAAAGTTAGGTTGGTTAGATTGTATAGCGCCTGTATCTAGTGCTGGCAATAAAAAGTCTTTCATAACGTCAAATTTAAAAGATTGATGTTTTTCGTTTATTGAATCAACGTATTCGTATTTTGATCCAATTATTCCTTTTTGAATAACCTTATAAAGATTTTCAGTTGCACCTAGAAATTCATGGCTAAATATTGTTCTTCTCTTCACGTCAGGGTCGTCAGACTTTGTTGCTTTTGAAGAATACTTATATGTTACATCGGCATTGATAACGGGATTTTGCAGCATTGATCCTAAGTCATTAAACTGCAATGCATCTCCAACAAAAGTAGAATATAGGTAAAACGGATATCCGTCTCTATTTGTCGAACGACTACAAATCCATTGCATAGCTTCGATAGGATTAAGGTTCGGTACAATCAGACTTAATTTTTGTTTATCTGTTTGTGTGCCTATCAATTCTTTATCTAAAAATTCAGAAGCAATATCTTGTAAGATCTTACTAGGTTTTCCAGAATAGTAACGATTTACATTTAAAGCATTTGAAATAAAGTTAATATCTTCAACCAAGTGAATCGCAACAGTCTGAATATTGTCGTTAATTTTTTCAGTATTTAGAACTTTAGAAATATAAAAATTTTTCTTTACTACTTCAGTGTCATCTCTTAGACTTTTGACTGCAACAGTTATTCTCTCTCCTCCAAGAACATCTGCGTTTTGAAACATGTTTTCATTGTCTACTAAAAAGATAAAGCCAGTTAAGTAAGGCTTTTGCATATGCTCAAAAATCTCAACGTCTTGTACAACCTCTCGTAGTTCAACATCTACATTCAATCTTTCTGATTGAAGAAGTACACTTTCAATTTTATATGTTTTACTATTATCAGCCATTAGATAGAAACTGCTTCTCTAAATGCTTCTACAAGTTGATTAATAGAACCAGGTTCGATAACTCTTATCTGTCTTAACTCTTCATTCCTTCCATTTAAAAACTCAAGCCAAGTAATCTTTGTGATAGATGATCCTGGTCCAATTCCAGGATTAATATCCACATACTCTTTATCAGCATTTTCATAATGATGAGCTGCGTTATATTGTGGAGCAACGCTATCAATAACAAGAGACTCGGTAGCTCCAGTGAGCGTATTTACAGACGTTACAGTTTCTCCAGCTACAAAAGTCCCGGTTGCATTCTTAATCCAAATCTGTCCTAAGTCTAACTCTCTATGTTTTACTTGTGCCGTAGCGCCTGATCCTAATCCATTTAGAGTTTGATTTACTTTAAAGGTTGTAGATATTGGAAATGTTTTTGTAGTTATAACCGTAGAACTATAAACTCTTTTTGCTTTATTAAAAACATCACCTGGAGCAAGAGGCCAACCGCTTTCTCTTAATTTTTCATTCATAAGAAAAAATGTCCAATGATATTCGGCTTTGTCGTACAGCCTCATTGAAACTTGATCAGGCCTCTCGTTATTTTGAATGTAATAGTCTTGATATGCAGTAGTAGCATCTTTGACTTGATCGATCACATCAGAATATATTGATATATTTTCAATTGCATCTTCGGTTGTTTCATTACCAAACTTGTAAAAGGTTCTTGGAAAATATTTAAAGTATCTCATTACACACCTCTCTGTGTAACTCTTCCTTCGTATTGATAGAAGGTATCGTTTTCTTCGTTAACCACATCATTACGAGAAAGAGCTTTGTATTCGGTAAAGGTCATGTTTAAATCTACTTCTGTAGGAGAACCATCTGGATGAAGAACAGCACTAGTAGGGTTGTATACAGTAGAAACAGTTTTCAAATAACAAAGCTTGATTGGTGTACCAATATTTTTAAATCTTTCGTCGCTTCCTTTTGATAGAAGTTTAATTCTAAACATGTTTGGATATTCAAACGCAACGTTTTCTTCTAGCTCATGAGGATACGCGTGGAATCTAAAAAATTTAATAATATCTTTTACCATGACAGATTCTTGTGCAGATCTTGGAATAAATTTAAAAGTAAAGTTGAATTCTCTTACTGAAACACCATTAAACTGAGTACGCAAGTTAGGATTCATAGAAGCTCGAGCTGTTATGCTTACTGCATTCCTAGCAGTGTCACCTAAGTTTTGTGAAGCTCTAACAGCAGCAACTCTTGACATTCCGCCTGATTTAAATAATTGTCCGATAGAAGCGGCGCCTTCTTTAAGACTTTCCATTACAGAACCAGCGATTGCATCTCCTCTGTTAGCCGCAGCCATGCCACCCATACCAAGTAGACCAAGAGAGGCGGTAGCATAATCAAATCCATCGTTGACTTGAAAAGACACCGGCATATATAAATCTGCTTTCTCACCAGCAACTTCGTAAACCAAAAGAGGATTGCCTTTTACGGTCGTGCTTTCTTGTCTTTTTCTTATTCGACCAATAATGCCCGCATCGACTCCAGCTGACTTAGCAGTTTCAGTCGAGTCAAACCTTATAGCAATATCAGGTGGTAATATTCTGATTGCTTGAAAAGATATCCTCGTGCGATATGACGGATCTGTAGCAACTGGAAACTTTAGATTACCTGGGCCGCTTTTCTGATTTGTATCATTTTGAATTCGAGATCTACTCATTACTAATCCTTATAGATATAAAGTAATTTGAAACTATTTATATCGAAAAATGGCATATTCTGGACGATACAACGTACTGAACTCGAAGAAGTACAAAGGTGATCACACCAACGTTATCTTTCGCTCATTATGGGAGAGAGATTGTTTTAAGTGGTGCGATTCAAATCCAAAGGTAAAGGCATGGTCTTCAGAGGAGATCATGATTCCATACTATTATGAAGCTGACAAGAAATATCACCGCTATTTTCCCGATCTCAAGATTGTCTTTGAAGACAAAACAATCATCGTCGAGATCAAACCAGATAAAGAAACCAAGCCGCCGACAGGAAACAAAAGAACAAAAAGATACATTACCGAAGCGCTGACCTATGTAAAAAATATGAATAAATGGGAAGCAGCTAATTCCTTTTGTAAAGATCGTAAATGGGAGTTTCAAATCTGGACAGAAGAAACATTGTATTCAATGGGGATCATGGCAAAACCTTTGAAGAAAGTTCCTGGCAAATTGAAACCACTACGACCATATCGTAGAAAACGTAAAAAATAGTTATAAATACTGGTATGGCAGGTGAAAGTTTATTTAGAGAACTTGAGATAGAGGCATTCCGTGCTGGTATTACACCGCGGACAAAGGAATCTATACGCTGGTTTCAAAACAAAGCAAGACAAATGTTTCGCGGCAGAGTTGTCAGGAACAGATTAGAAATCATGCAAGACGAAGCATTAGAACTACAAAGAAGACCAGTGACACGTACTCGCGGTCCGGTTGGTAATATGTACATGTTTTTCTATGATCCAAAACATAAAAAGACTTTACCATATTACGATGGCTTTCCTCTTATTATAATGATGGGACCTGCATCAAATGGATTTATGGGTTTAAATTTACACTATCTTCCACCAGCCCTGCGGGCTCGCGTGCTCGACGCAGTGTTGGCAGACAATGGAAAGATTCCGCAAAGATTTTTGGCACCGGCTATGAAACACTATTTGTTTAAACATGTTAAGAGCAGGTTTGCAGAAGTAGAAAAACCCGAATGGGAGATAGCAACATTTCTTCCAGCAGCAGATTGGAATAAAGCGAGTGCAAATAAAGTTTACAGAGATTCTCGTAGAAAAGCTAGAGGTGGATAATGGTAGCATCACTTGATGAATTAAAAAGTTCAATCTCAACAAAAGGTGGATTGGCTCGTCCAAATAACTTTGTTGTTGAGCTGCCTCCTCTTGCTGGTATATCTAGTAGAGACATGAACATTTTGTGTAGACAGGCCACACTGCCAGCAAAACAAATCGTAACACATGAACGTCGTATTGGTATGGAGTTTGAAAAGATAGCATACGGATATGCAGTTGATGATGTTTCTTTAACATTTCTTGTAATGAATGATTACGGAGTTAAAGAATACTTTGACGCTTGGAGAAATCTAATTTTAAATGAAGATGCCCAAACTGTCAATTACAAAGATGAATATCAAAAAAGAATTGTAATACACCAATTGGCCAACAGCATTCCTCAAGTGTTTGGATCAGCTTCAATCAGCGTAGGACCTCTGACAGCTGGAATATCCAGAGGATTCGGATTCTCAGCTGGAGGTAGAATTGATATATCAACCACCGTTTATTCATGCGAATTGATAAACGCGTTTCCAACAACTATCGGAGAAATTGCTTTCAACAATGATCAAGATTCATTTATTGAAATGACCGTGCAAATGTCCTATACAAACTGGAAAGTACTTCCAGCAGGACAGAAACAAGTAACATTTACATTATTCTAGGAGTAAATTATGGCACTGCCTAAGTTAAATAACGCGCCAAAATATGAAATGAAGATTCCATCTCTTGGCAAGTCGGTAAGATACCGGCCATTCCTTGTAAAGGAAGAAAAAAATCTTATGATTGCTAGCGAAAGTGGCGATCCAAAAAATGTTTTTAGAGCCTTGGTTGACACTATTAGTGCTTGTGTAGAAGACAATATCAATGCAAAGAAACTTACTTCTTTTGACGTAGAGTATATGTTTTTGCAAATGAGATCAAAAAGTGTAGGTGAAAGCTCGAAAGTCGGATTGAAATGTAGTAAGTGCGAAGCACCAAATGAAATGTCAATTAGGCTGGACGAGATCGAGATTGAGGTTCCTGAAGTCTCAACTAAAATTGAATTGACAGAAGAGATTACATTAGAAGTAGGGTATCCTACATTTAATGATATTATTGAGACAGGAATTAATGACGGAAAAGAAGCGAATACTTCACAGGCTTTTGCTTTGATTCGTAGTTGTCTAAGAGGAATTCAGACAGAGGACGAAAGAATTGATTTGTCAGAGGTTTCCGAAAAGGAAGTACAGGACTTTCTTGATTCTATGAATACTGCACAGTTTGATAAGATTAAACAATTTGTAGATTCTATTCCTAAGTTAACTCATGATGTAGACTTTGAGTGTAAAGCTTGTGGCCACGAAAATAAATTGACTATCGAAGGAGTCGCAAATTTTTTATCCTAGCTCTATCTCATGAAGCGTTAGAAAATTATTATCAAATGAACTTCAACCTAATGACTCATTGGAGTTGGAGCCTGACTGAGATAGAGGAAATGATACCATGGGAAAGAGAAATTTATATCTCTTTATTGATTAACCACTTGAAAGAAGAAAAGTTAAGACAAGACCAGCAAAGGTAATAACATGGCAGACAAAAGTTTATACGACGTATGCGAACAGCTAAAGGCTAACAGCGATAGAAATACTGCGCTGTTAACTACGCTCAACTCTTCTGTGCTTAAGTTGAATAATATGATGGGAAGCTTCCTTGATATTATGAATCAACAACGTATGGATATGCTTGAAGCTATGCGTGAACAAAAGTCTGACAAGGCTGCAGCAAAAGCAGATGCTGGCCAGCCAAAGGGCGGCGGTAATATTGCTATGATTCTTGCTGGTATCGCAGCAATCGCATCAGGATTTCTTACCGGTATTCTAGATTCGGTAAAAGCTTTAGCCAAGCTTGCACGATTGGATAAAGCGTTTGATGCAATTAAAGGTGCCATCCGAGGATTAGGCAGTGGAATGAGAGCGAGGTTTGTGGCATTTGCCGACGACGCCTTGCGAATACTCGATGATCTAATCAAACCACTAAAGACTTTCTTTAGTGCCGAAGGTGGATTTGCAAGATTTATTCAAGGACTGCGTGGTGCTTTCAGAGATACATTTCGTGGCGCAGCTAAAATCTTTGATGACTTGATTCAGCCATTTAAAACACTAATGTCTGGCGAAGGTGTAGTTGGCCAGAGGATCACTAAATTATTTAACAGTATTGTCGACATTTTTAAGTTTCCATTTGAAGGAGTTATTGACGACGTAGTTAAACCATTTAGAGCTATCTACATGTCTGGTGAAGGACCGAGCGTACTCAGCAGAATCATTGGTACTATCACACGCCCATTCAATGCAGCAGTCACTTTTGTTACTGATTTAGTAAAACCACTAACTACATTCTTTTCTGCCGAAGGTCCAATCGCAAGAGCGTTCGGTGTCATTAAACAGGCGTTTGCTATCTTCAGCGAAGGATCTGAATTGATGAAAATGCTTAATGGTATTGGCCGAGTGATTGGTCGTTTATTCTTCCCTATCACATTGATTATGACAGCTTTTGATACAATCAAAGGTGCACTGGCTGGATACGAAGATGAAGGTATTATAGGTGCTATTCAAGGTGCAATCACCGGTCTTCTCAATTCAGTCATTGGTATGCCATTAGATCTATTGAAAAGTATAGTCGCCTTCCTTCTTGACAAATTTGGTTTTGACTCTGCAGCCGAAGCACTGAAAGGGTTTAGCTTTTCAGATATAATTTCTGGCTTGGTTGATAGTGTCTTTGACATGTTTAAACACGTGATAAATGGCATTATTGAATTAGCTGCGACAGCAATTGACGCGATTCCACTGATTGGTGATGGTGTTGGTGACAAGATAAGAAGCATGAAGTTTGACACCAATGTTCAAGAAAGAAAAAAGTTAGACAAAGAAATAGAGCAAGCTAAAGAAGATGAGAAAGCCGCTGCAGCGGCTGCTGATAGAGCTGACACCGCATTGACTAAAAGCCAGAGAGCTGCTGATCAAGGTAACATGTTTATTAAGGATGCTACTACTGGCAAAATGCGTAAGATGACCGATGAGGAAGTTGCTGCTTCTATGAGTCGCAGAAGAGATAGAGCAGATGTAGCAAGTTCTCAATATCTTGAAGCTGCAAATAGAACAGATGAATTGCAAAGGCAGAGAGCTGCTCTTGAACCTGGTGCTGCTGGTGGAGTCAATGTAGATGCTCGTGATCAGAGCAGTCCTTCAAATTCATCTTCCGCTATGATTACACAACCTCCAGGCGCAGTTGATGTAGAAGATGCTACCTTAGCGGGTGCATAAAGAAAGGGGAGCTAAAGCTCCCCAATCTCCGGGATACCTGGCTAGGCCTGGTTACCCTTCTCCTTTCTAGTTACACCAACTTTTGCCCGAATCTAATTCTGCGGCTAGGCCTTGTCGTGGTTGGCAGACCTAATCTTCGTTTGCCAATCGCGCAAAGTATGACATGGTATCGTCATCCTCTGTCTGCGGAATTGTTTCCGCCGTTGGCATCGGAGCTTGAGCAGCCGGCTCATTTACCTGAGCTTCCTGCTTCATAGAAGGCGCTCCGACAGAAGCTTCTTCACCAAGAACACGACCTAGTTTTGCTTTGAGGTCATCATAGGTTTTGTAGTTCTTGGGATCGGTGAATTCACCGAGATCATATAGTTGGTTATAGACTGCTTCCAGTCTGGATTCGTCTGACTCATAGAGAGCAGATGCGCTTGCAAACTCTGACTTATCATAATTACGATACCCTTCAACATTACGAATTTTAAGTTTAAAGTCGGCACCTTCCCAAAAATCAAATGGGTTAACCGGCTGTTCATCTTGAAACGAAGGTTGCATGAGGTCCATGATCTTGTCAAAGATTTTCTTACCGAACTTATAAATGAAGACTTTACCTTCATTTACTGGGTTAGAAGGATCTTGCAAAACAAGTACGTTAGTTACGTAGTGCAGTCTACGCTTCTGAGTACGGGCTTTTTCTTTATCTGACTCGATGCCAGAATTCCACAACCTGGAGTTGAGTTCTCCAACTGGATCAGGCTGACCAATAGAAGTAAGGCTGTTTTCGATATACCATAAACCGGTTGGTCCTTTAAATCCGTGGTCCCAATAAC